GCTATATCTAGGGCTCTAACAGAGCGCTACTTCTTTTGTAAAGAAAAAGAGGGGAGTGGTTTCAGAAATATCATACCACCTAGACATGGCGCATTTAACAATACACACTTTAAGGACTTCCACTCTAAGGTGATGGGACGCATGCCTAATCTACCCCGTTTGAGCCTTCAGCAGGTTGTTGACCGCTATACCGGTAGTAAGAAGCTTGTGTACCAGAACGCAATGATTTCATTAATGCGTGAGCCACTGAATGAGAGAGATGCTCACTTGAAGATGTTTGTTAAATTTGAGAAACAAGATCTGAGTAAGGCGCCAAGGGGTATTAACCCCCGTGACCCTCGATTTAACCTGGAGCTTGGCAGGTATTTAAAACATGCCGAAAAGCCATTTTTCAGGGCTATTAATGAAGCGTTTGATAGTGTTACTGAGCATACTGTGATTAAGGGTCTCAACTCCATTGAGTCCGGCACGGTTATAAGACTCAAATGGGATAGTTTTAAAAACCCCGTTGCTATTGGACTGGATGCTGAGAAGTTTGATGCACATGTTAGTGTTAAGGCTTTGCAATACGAGCATAAATTTTACACTGCGTTGTTTCCTGGTGCACTAGTGTTGAGAAAGTTGCTTGGGTGGCAGTTGCACAATGTTGGTAAGGCGTATGCTGAGGATGGTCACGTTAAGTTTCGCGTGCATGGCACACGGAGCTCTGGTGATTTGAACACTAGCCTAGGAAATTCCATCATCATGTGTGCGGCCATCTATGCTTATGCAAAGCAGAAAGGTGTACGCATTGAGCTTGCTAATAATGGGGATGATTGTGTGGTCATAATGGAGAAAGATGACCAAGAGCGGTTTTTGCGTGGTATTGAGGCTTGGTTCCATGATCGGGGATTCAGCATAGTTTCAGAGAAACCTGTTGAAATCTTCGAGGAACTTGAATTTTGCCAGACCCGCCCAGTGTGTGTTGGGGGTGTTTGGCGCATGATTCGAAACCACAATGCCGTGTTGAAGAAAGAC